GCATTTCTTGTAATCTCTTGCCCACTTAAAGTGATATAATCTAAGCTACCTGCTAAGGTAACATTGGTTGAGTTATCTGTACCTGCTGCATCTACACCTAAGTTACTTCTTGCAGTAGAAGCACTTGCAAGGTCAGAAAGATTGGATGCTTTTGCTAATTTTGTTGCAATGTTATTTGTTACTGTTGTAGCAAAGTTCTCATCATCTCCTAATGCTGCAGCTAATTCATTTAAAGTATTTAAATCATCAGGTGCAGAATCTACAAGACTTGCTACTTCTGTGCCTATCTTGTCATTGATTGCTGCAGAAGTCATTAAAGAAGTGTCATTGTCTGCAAAGGATTCACTTGAAGTTTGAACTGCTGTTAATGCAACACTATCAAATGTAAAAGTTTTACCAGCAGATATAGATAAATCTTGTGCAAATATAGCATCTCCATCTGTTGAAAATATTACAGAAATAGCTTCTGATGAACCTGATTTTAAAGTAAGTCCACCAAGCACTTGGCTTAGTCTACCATATTCTGTGCCACCATCTTTTAATATTATGTCAGCACCATCTGCGTCAAGAGTTAAATCTCCTGCTACATCAATACTATCTGCTACTAAATTTCCTGTAACAATAGGACTTGCTAAAGTTTTGTTTGATAAGGTTTGAGTGCCAGTAAGAGTTACTTCTCCAGTAGATACTAAATCAATAGCCCCATCACCATTGTCATCATAAGAAGCAGTAATGTTTGTATGACTACCATTGGTATCAAACATATCACCGACGACATCTTGTACAAATTCAGTAATGGTTTTACTACCAATAAATAGTTCAGTTGATATTTTAACTTTATTACTTGCAATCTGTAAATCTGATGCAGTCCCATCTCCATCATACAATGTACGAAGTGTACCATCTATTCCCCCAGTTTCTCCTGTGTGGATTAATTGTACATACCCCTGATTTACAGGAGTATTTCCTATATTTGTATTACTACTCAATGTCTAATTCCTTATATAAATCTTTATCTTTCATTCGTTTATGACCTCTACCGATGTCATCTGAAAATATGGCAGGTTTGCCTATGAGTCTTTTGAGTTTATTGGGTTTATCACAATCGAAATAACCAACTTCTGAACAATCTTTGTATTTTTCAGCAGTTATGGATTGTTGTACCTCAAATTCTTTTCCACAATCGCATTTATAATCGTATAATGGCATCTAAATCTCCTTCAAATTCTTATTTAATGGTAATATAGGGCTAACCGAAATTAGCCCCATATTTAACCAATTTTCACTTATCCTAAATTATGGATTTGTGAAATTCACAACACCTAATGATGTTGAATTAGCAGCGTGTGATAATGCTGCACCGAATAGTACATCTGCTACAACAGAAGTTGCTAAGTGGTCAATATCGTATGATGATTGAACTCTTGGAGCTACTTGCTGTGCAAAGTACACAGATTGTCTGTTGAAGATAGTTGCAGTTTCATCTGCTGAACCACCATCGTCATCCCAGTCTGTGCTTGGATATACTTCTAATCCATAAGCATTGATAATACGACCTGAAACATTAGGATTTTCAGCATCTCCTCTTTTTTGTGCTTCTGAGAAGTCACCAAGAGATAGCAATGACATATAAGCTGCAGGTGAACAATAGAAGTAATGTTCGCCATCTGTATAGTCAAATCCTGCATCAAGAAGTTTTTGTAAACCACTTCTGATTAATGCAGTTGTAAATACATTGTCAGAACTTAAAGCAGTATCATTACCAGTAGCAGATTGTAAAATATCTACTGCTAAGTAATTTTCTACTTTTTTAGCTAAAGCATAACCCATTGATTTTGCATAAGCACCAAATAGGTCAGCAGATTCTTGGACTCTTACGATGTCTTCGATTCTTTTAGCTTCGTAGTGATGTTGGTCAACTGAAAGTTGAATAACACCATCTGTGTTGTTAGTATATGTTACTGCACTTCCTGCACCCTTAGCTGCAGCAGTTTCTTCAGTAACCTTAGGTATATTTAGAATGTCGCCACCATCTGCTAACATACTTGAGAAGTCAGATACTTGATTACGAAGAACGAATTTTCTTTCTGCATAGTCAAGGATAGCATCTCTCCACATCTCAGGTATAAAATTAGCAGCTGTAGTTGTTGTTACATTTCCATCAGCCATTTTATTACTCTCCTTTTAAGGTTTTAATTTCTATAGCCATCTACTATCTGTTTCCAAAGTTTAGGATTCTTCCTTGCTTCTTGTTTGTCTTTATCGGACAAATCAGACCATTTGCTATTAGAAGCAAACTTTCCACTTGAAGTAACCTCTTTGGCATCAGATATTTGCACTTTTTTACTTCCCAATCTTTCAATGTGCTTTTCCAACTTAATTGTTGGCAGGTCTACATAGATTTCTTGTTCGTCATCTGAAAGTTGGGACAGCAGATGTTCTCGTCTTTGTTTTTCTTGGATTTGGAATTGTTCCACTACAGGTTTTAACTGTGAGTTTTCTTCCTTCATCTTTTCATACAAAGATTTAAACTCCTCTTTTTCTTCAAGCTGTTTTTGTTCTTGAAGTTTGAGGTTTTCTTTGAGTTCATTCAACTCAGCTTCTGCTGCTTGGCTTCTTTGTCTGTATTTCTTGCTTTCTGCAATTAAATTACCTACATCTGATTTTACATCAGTATTTTCCTGTGTAGGAGTTTCTGCTACTGCTTGTTCTTCTACTTGTACATTTTCTTCGGACATCCTGCCCTCCTATTTTATTATCGTTGTTTTGGATACATACTTTTTAATGTTTCTATCCAAAAGTTCTTTGCCGAATCTCTCGGCTATAAATTCTTTGTTTTTATTAGACAAATCATAGATGTCATATCCTCTTTTCTGATTGCCTAATACTATTTCCCCTCTATCATAAGTAATGATTGCAGTATCAGTCTTTCCTGAACCTCTCATACCTCTTAGGGTTCTACCAGTTAGTTTCATATTAACAAAAGAAGTTTGGGTGTCAGTAGATTGATTTTCAAACCCTTTTACTCTTTGTCCATTAGGGTATCTCATACCTGCTGCTTTACGATTCTTATAACTATCAATATTAACTGCTCTACCATTAATTGTTCTAAATCCTACCTTAGCACCTTGATTTGAGTATTGGTATCCACTTCTGTCATTCTGAAACTTCCCTTTACTTGCATCTAAAGTAATTTTATCAATAGCATCTTGTGCTAACTTAGTCATCACTTTAGAATTAGGTTTTACTACTTGGTCTAATCTCATACTCTTACCCAATCATGTCTGCAATTATATCCACCTCTATTAGCAAAGTCTACATATCCTAAAGCATCTATTTCTTCTCTTGTAAGAGGTGGTTCTTGTAATGCTCGTTGGCATACTTCTCTTGTCTTATTATCACTTGTTCCAATATATTGAAACTTTACTTCAGGAAAATCCTCAAATGCCTTTGCCCTTGTTGTATTACTGAATCGTGAAAAAGCATCGTTAATCAAGAAAGAAGTTTCACTTGAACTAATGTAAGTTCCAATACCAAAAGTGTTGTTTATGTTATTCATAATCTGAATATTACTCTCACCAGTTATAATCCCTCTTAGCATCGCAGTCTTTAGTTGGTCTGAATATTGTCTTACTCCATTTGTCAAGTAAGTCATTTCAAAGTTCTTTAGTTCTCTTAAAGCATCGATACTTGCTGCAGATACTTGTCCTAATTCTCTTTTAGATAATTCTGCAAATACTCTTGCTATCTCATCATCAAAGGTTTTACCTACTCTATTCATTAGTTTTGTAAACCCTAATGCTTCCATTTCTGCAAAGAAGTCTATCTGTTTAGCAATCTGCATAAGTTCAGTATCGGTTACTCTACCTAACCCAATAACCAGGTTATCCAATTTGTCAATTAACTGTTGTTGGATATTTTCTATTTCTTTATTATAGAAATCTAAATTAGCCAACTTGTTCACCTATTCTATCTATGATAGATTGTGTTTCGTCTGTCTGTTGTGGTTGTTCAGAATCTATCTGCTCCACTATGCCTTGTATTTCTTCTTCCTGTAAGTCAGGATTTTTCTTTCTTAGATAAGATTGTCTTGTTTCTAAATCATTTTGAAATGCCCAAGAATAGTATTTGATTTCTTCATCAGTACTCATAGGCACTTCTCTTTCAGCAAAGTCTATACTGAATTGGTCGCCAAGATTAATACCACCTGATACTTCACATATTCTTTTAGCAATTTGGAATTGTTGTTTCTCAAATGGTCTATATATTTGTTCTACATCGCTTCGTAGTGCATCCATTAAATCAAGTTGTCCCATCTTCTTTGATAGTCCTGATTCTTGCCCTTTGTCAGTCCAGTTAATTCTGACATTGTTTGATTGTGCAATACTATCTACCATATACTTAGTAGATTCAATCATTGATTGTACATTAGCATTTGGTGTTGCATACTGAAAGTTTGCTCCTTCAGGTAATACCAATGCTTTGTCTTGCCCAAAGTTGATTCGTTGTTCAGTATCTAATCCTGTAAAGACTGGTTGTCCTAATTGGAATCTTCCATGTAAAGCTAATTCTGTAAGCATAATGTTAATACTTCTCATACCATCTACTAAGTCTGATGCCCCTTCTCTAAAGAAATCTCTTGTGAATGGGTGTCTATGTGCCATATTAAATGGTAAGACATCTCCATAAGGGTTTCTATCATCAGGAACTATAGAAGTAATCTTACCTCTACTGCTAATCATAAAGTGTTT